CTAAACGCTCAAGATACTTTTGATGGTACTAACTGGACAATAAAAGATTATGCTGGCAGCAGTGATGGAGCATCTCTTAATATGAATGCATCTAGCTTAGTTCTAACTAATATAAATGGAGAGCTTGTAGCAAATCCAATGGCAATTAGCCCTAAACCTATAGCTTACTATCAATTAGGTGACCAATCAGTTTCTACAGGACCAACTGCAGATTATCTAGTTCCAAACAATAGTTTACAAGATTATGTTTTTGATTTTAGTTCTGACAAAGTAACAATTCCTTCTTATGCTTTAACGCAAAACGCTACTGTTTCTTTCTGGGTAAATTTCGATAGCATTCCAGATGATGTTGTATTGGGAGGTGTTTATGGTGATAGATACCCTCTAATTAAAAGCTATCTTGGTAACTTTCAAATTCTTATTTCTGCTCCAGGCCAAAATACATTTTTTACAACAAATACTGCATTAGTAATAAATACTTGGTATCATATAGCAATAAGTCAAAATAGTTCGTCTGCAACTTTATATATAAATGGAGAAGTACCATCATCTGGAGGCACTGGAAATCCAGCTACACCAACATTAACGATTATTGGTGGTTTTTCAAGTGGAAACCCTAATCTTGATGGACAACTGTCAAATGTTTCTATTTTTAATAGTACTTTGCCAGCTACTGGAACAGAATCAATTGCTTCATTATACAACAATGGAAGTCCACCAGCAGATATTTCTTCTTATAGTGGTTTACAAAGATGGTATAAACTAAACGCTGAAGATGTTTTTGCCTATCCAAATTGGATTATTATAGATTCAGCTGGAAGCAATAATGGTGCAAGCGTTGGAATGACTTCAGCTAACTTAGTTCAATCTAACTTACAATTAGGTGTTGGGTATTCGCCCTATGCGCTTGAACTAGACGGAGCTTCAAATTATTTTTCTTGTGGTAGTGAACTAGGAAATTCACTTGGAAATGCTGTAACAAATTTTACTTTATCTGGATGGTATACAGCTCAAGGTGGGGCTAGCAACGAGGGTTTATTTGGACTTAGTGATGCTTCTGGTAATAATAAATTTTCACTTGTTCAATCAAACTATGCCAGGAGAATTGTTTTTTTTAATAATGGTGCGATACAAAGATCTTTTGATTATGATTCTAGAAATCAATGGGCAAACTTTGTAATAGTAGTTAGTGGTAATGGAAGTTCTCCTTTAACAATTAAATATTACCATGATGGAACAGAATTAAGTATTAGTTCATCGTCTGGAACACTACCTAATTCAATAGATTTTTCTGGAAATAATGCTTACATAGGAAACGCATATCCATTAACTAATTTTTTTAATGGTGATGTTTCAAACTTTAGCTTTTTTAATTTTAGTTTAACAAGCGCGCAAGTAACAGAGCTCAATAACAATCAAAGAACTGCTAATCTGAATAATTTATCATTTGCAAAACCATTAGCATGGTGGGAATTAGGTTCTAATAGTTCTTTTAATTCAACCACAAACACGTGGACAGCTTTAAATCAAGGAACATCAACAGGTGGTAACGCTATAAGTACAGCAAACATGACAAATGATGATATTATAAACGGAGTTGGATACACTGCCAATGGTTTAGGAAATAGTTCAATAGATATTGTAGGTGATGCACCCTACAGCACAGCAAATGCTCTTAGTGTGAATATGGACGTTTTAGACAGAGTTGAAGATACGCCAAGTTAAAATATTAAATAAATAAAAATGAATAATAAAAGTTATATAGTAATTGAGCTAAGTAATACAAACTTAGTTTTATTTTCTCAAGTAGATCAGCAAAATGCACAATCAATGAGAAGAAATTTAGCAAACACTCAAGGGTTATTAAGTTACAGAGTAGCTCCAAGTTTTGTTACAGATGGTAGTTTACCTATCGTTGGTGATGTAATGAATCAAGATGAAGCTTTAGCTTTAATGGCAACTGCAGCTTGGAGTAAGCCAGATCCTATTGATTAATAGATAAATGTAAAAAAAGATTATGAGTGGTAATATTCCTATAGACAACCCTGCTGTTCGAACTTATTGGATAGCTTATGGCAGCAACTCAGAAGAAGATGTCAAGAGCTATGGCTATGTAGATCCTCAGCAAAAGCTTTTATCCAAGTGGTTTATCGATGAAACAATAGATGAAGCTGAATGGATAGCAGAACTCGCATCTCATGGCATAACGCCTGAGCCGCCAGAAGAAGAGTAAAACAAATACAATTAAATTAAATCAAATGAAAATTAAAGAAGAAGAATTATTATTAATTCAAGAGCAACAAAAACAATTAAACGAATTAATTAGTAACATCGGATTATTAGAATCTCAAAAGCATGGATTACTTCATGAAATAGCTGGTGTTAATAAAGAAATTGAAGATTATAAAGAGATATTAGAAGCTGAATACGGCGCTATTAATATTAGTCTTGAAGATGGTGCTTATACTGAGATAGAAAAAGATGTCGAAGGTAATAAGGAAGATTAGTATAGGTTCTGACTATAAGAATGAGGCAATGCATTATTCTACTGGTCAGGAAGTATATGGTGGACATACTATTAGCGATATTCTTTTTGAAGACAAAGACCAATCATATAATATTTTTATAACTAAAAATAATGAAGTCTTGCCTTGGAAAAAGTTTAATGCTAATATGTCAATATCTGTAGAGTATGATCTTAAGTATTAGTGAAAAGCTTATATTATTTTATTGTCAAACCTTTAAACGATAGGTATGACAATACAAGAAGAGTTGCTGGTACTGATCTTATTATCAATAGTGGTATTGAAGATCACAGATTTATTAGTAAAAAAGCTGTAGTAGTTTCTACTCCTGCAGCTTATACTACTAAAATAAATGTAGGAGATGAATTATATATTCATCATAATATATTTAGAAGGTGGTATGATCAAAAAGGCAAAGAACGAAATAGCTCAACTCATTTTAAAGATGATCTTTATTTTGTTGCGCCTGAGCAAATCTATATGTACAATTTAAAACCTCATTTAGATTATTGCTTTGTAAAACCACTAAAAAACCAAAGTGTTTTAGAGAACAGAAAAGAACAACCTAACGTTGGTATAGTAAAATATTCTAACAAGTCCTTAGAAGCTCTAGGAATAACACCTGAAACACTTATTACGTTTACACCTAACTCTGAGTTTGAGTTTATTATAGAAGGTGAACGACTTTATTGTATGAAATCTAATGATATAGCCTTAACTCATGAATACGAAGGAAACGAAATTGAAAATAATCCAAGCTGGGCAGAAGGCAGTTGAGGAATTAATAAAGGTAGCAAAAGAAAAGATTGTAGACTCAGACGATGATGTAAGCGCTGACAGATTAAAGAATGCTGCCGCAACAAAGAAGCTAGCTATATTCGATGCTTTTGAAATACTTAATCGTATACAAATAGAAGAAGATATACTAAACGAAAAACCTAAAGAAGTTAAAGAACAAAAAACTTTTAAAGGTTTTGCAGAAGGGAGAAGTAAGTGAGTTACAAACAAACTCTTTGGAAAGAAATTAAGGATATTGTAAATCCTAAGATATTAGCTAAGAACAATAGATTTAAAAAGTGGGATTATGGTTATAATTCTGATTATGATTTTATAGTAATAAGTAAAACAGGACAAATTGGACAAATCATTGAAATACAAGATCTCAGGATTGCTTTACCAGCAACAAATCAATCGTTTAAACGAAGCAAAAACAAAGCGGATCAACATTGGGAAAAGCAAGAGTACCCGAAAGAGCTAAGTAAAATTAAAAGTAGATTTGACTGGGAAGAGTATCCAGCTGAATTTAAAGAAAAATGGTACGATTATATTGATAATGAATTTACTAAACGAGAGCAAGGATTTTGGTTTTACAATAATGGTATTGATACTTACATTACTGGCACTCATTACATGTACTTGCAATGGTCAAAGATTGACGTTGGAGCGCCAGACTTTAGAGAAGCAAATAGATTATTCTTTATATTTTGGGAAGCATGTAAAGCAGATACAAGGTGTTACGGAATGTGTTATCTTAAGAACAGACGATCTGGATTTTCATTTATGTCGTCAGCAGAGCTTGTTAACCAAGCTACAATATCTAGCGATTCCAGATTTGGTATATTATCAAAGTCTGGTTCTGATGCGAAAAAAATGTTTACCGATAAAGTTGTACCAATATCAGTCAACTACCCGTTCTTTTTTAAACCCATTCAAGATGGTATGGATCGGCCAAAAACTGAATTGGCATATCGTGTTCCAGCATCTAAACTTACTAGAAGGAAGCTTGAATCAAATGAACAGCTTAGGGAACTAGACGGACTTGATACAACTATTGATTGGAAAAACACAGGTGACAACTCTTACGATGGTGAAAAGCTAAAGCTATTAGCCCATGATGAGAGTGGTAAATGGGAAAGACCTGACAACATATTAAACAACTGGAGAGTAACAAAGACTACATTAAGGCTAGGATCAAGAATCGTAGGTAAATGCATGATGGGTTCAACTTCTAATTCATTAGATAAAGGTGGAGACAATTTCAAAAAATTATACAACAATTCAGACGTTAATAAAAGAAATAGAAACGGACAAACATCTTCTGGACTCTATAGCTTGTTCGTTCCTATGGAGTGGAACTATGAAGGGTTCATTAACACTTATGGATTACCTGTCTTCATTGGAGGTAAAAATCCAGTCAAAGGAGTTGATGGTTATGAAATTACAACAGGAGTTATTGAACACTGGGAAAACGAAGTTGACGGCTTAAAGTCAGATCAAGACAGTTTAAATGAATACTACCGTCAGTTTCCAAGAACTGAACAACATGCTTTTAGAGATGAAGCTAAATCATCTTTATTTAATCTAACTAAGATATATCAACAAATAGATTATAATGAAGAGGCTAATAACAAGGCGGCAATTACAATAGGTAGTTTTTCTTGGGAAAATGGTATTAAAGATTCTAAGGTTTTATTTAAGCCTAATAAAGATGGAAGATTCAAAATTAGCTGGGTACCACCAATTAATATTCAAAATAGAATAATTAATAAAAATGGAGGCAAATATCCTGGTAACGAACATATTGGAGCTTTTGGCTGTGACAGTTACGACATTAGCGGTACTGTTGATGGTAAAGGCTCTAATGGAGCTTTACATGGATTAACTAAGTTTTCAATGGAAGACGCACCGCCTAATCATTTTTTCTTAGAATATATATCAAGGCCTCAAACAGCTGAGATATTCTTTGAAGATGTTTTAATGTCTTGTATATTTTATGGCATGCCTATACTTGCTGAAAACAATAAACCTAGACTATTATACTATTTTAAACGTAGAGGTTATAGAGGTTTTTCAATTAATCGTCCTGATAAAATTTGGAACAAACTATCTGTAACAGAAAGAGAAATAGGTGGAATACCTAACTCAAGTGAAGATATTAAACAATCACATGCCGCGGCTATAGAGTCTTACATAGAAGAATATGTTGGATCTAGTGAGCTAGGCCATGGAGATATGTACCATCAAAAGACATTAGAAGACTGGGCAGCGTTCAATATAAACAATAGAACAAAGCATGATGCTTCGATAAGTTCAGGTTTAGCTATAATGGCTTGCAATAAAAACAGGTATACACCTGTAGCTGTTAGACAGAAAAAATCTATAAACTTAGGTATTAAAAAATATGATAACACAGGTTATAATTCAAAAATAAAATAAATGATAAATACTAATTACAATAGTTCTTTTCCAGATCAGGTAGTACCAGATGCAGAAAAAGCTACTTATGAGTATGGTTTGCAGGTTGGTAGAGCTATAGAGTCTGAGTGGTTTACTAATGACAATGGCTTCACAGATAGATTTGGTAGTAATTATAATTCTTTTCACAATTTAAGATTATATGCAAGAGGAGAACAATCTGTACAAAAATATAAAGACGAACTTTCTATTAATGGTGATTTATCTTATTTAAATTTAGACTGGAAACCTGTACCAGTAATTCCTAAATTTGTTGATATAGTTGTCAATGGTATGTCTCAAAGAAATTATGAGATTAAAGCTTATGCTCAAGATCCTGAGTCTTTACATAAAAGAACTGCATACGCTGAGGCTTTACAAAAAGATGTAATGCAAAAAAACTTACTAGCTAAAATGACTGAAATGACTGGTTTAGATATTTCTGCGTCTAAAGGCAAAGCTGTTGGTATGGAGAGTGAAGAAGATATAGAACTTCACATGCAGATGAATTATAAAGAGTCTATTGAAGTGGCTGAAGAAGAGGTAATTAACAATGTATTAGCTAATAATAAATATGATTTAATTAGAAGAAGATTAAATTATGATTTAACTGTATTAGGTATATCAGCTGTTAAAACTGATTTTAATAGATCTGAAGGCGTTACACTAAACTATGTTGATCCAGCTAGTTTAGTTTATTCATATAGTGAAGATCCTAATTTTGAAGATTTATATTACGTAGGTGAAGTTAAATCAATTAGTTTGCCAGAACTTAAAAAACAATTTCCTTATTTAACTGCTGAAGAATTAAAAGAAATACAAAAGTATCCAGGTAATCAAAACTATACTAGAAACTGGAGTGGTCGTTATGATAACAACACAGTTCAAGTAATGTATTTTGAATATAAGACTTATGCTAATCAAGTATTTAAAATAAAAGAAACAGCTAATGGTCTTGAAAAAGCTATAGAAAAAACTGATACTTTTAATCCACCAGAAACAGATTCATTTTCAAAAGCATTTAGAGCTATTGAAGTTCTTTACTCTGGAGCTAAAATACTAGGGCATAACAAGATATTAAAATGGGAACTAGCTGAAAATATGACTAGACCTTATGCTGACACTGTTAAAGTCAATATGAACTATAACATCGTAGCTCCTAGAATATACAAAGGTCGTATAGAATCAATTGTAAGCAGAATAACTGGTTTTGCTGATATGATACAGCTAACGCATCTAAAACTGCAACAGGTTATGTCTAGAGTAGTTCCTGATGGAGTTTACTTAGACATGGATGGTTTAGCAGAAGTAGATTTAGGTAATGGTACTAATTATAATCCATCTGAAGCTTTGAATATGTATTTTCAAACAGGTTCTGTAGTTGGTAGATCAATGACTCAAGATGGAGGCATGAACCCAGGTAAAGTTCCTATACAAGAATTACAGTCTAGCTCTGGTGGTGGTAAAATTCAATCATTAATACAAACTTACGAGTATTATCTTAAAATGATTAGAGACGTAACTGGACTTAATGAAGCTAGAGATGGTACATTGCCGGACAAGCAATCATTAGTTGGTTTACAAAAACTAGCTGCTGCTAACTCAAACGTAGCTACTAGACATATATTACAAGCTAGCTTATACCTAACTCTTAGAACTTGTGAAAACATATCATTAAGAATAGCTGACGCTTTAATGTTTCCATTAACTATGCAGACATTAGCTTCTAGTATATCTAGATACAATGTAGCTACTTTACAAGAGCTATCTCAAGTAAACATGCATGACTTTGGTATTTTCTTAGAACTAGAGCCTGATGAAGAAGAAAAGCAAGTGTTAGAGCAAAATATACAAATAGCTTTAAAAGGTGGTCAAATAGATCTTGAAGATGCAATTGATATTAGACAAGTTAACAATTTAAAGTTAGCTAATCAAATGCTTAAGAAAAGAAGAAAAGAAAAGCAAGCTAAGGATCAACAAATGCAACAGCAGAATATGCAAGCGCAAGCTCAAGCAAATGCTCAAGCAGCTGAAAAAATATCTTTAGCAGAAGCTCAAAAGCAACAAGTTATATCTGAACAGAACATTAACTATGAACAAGCTAAATCTCAATTTTCTATACAAAAAATGGAAAGAGAAGCTCAAATCAAACAACAGTTGATGGAACTAGAGTTTAATTACAATATGCAATTAACTCAAGCTCAGTCTAAAGCTAAGCAGCAAGATGAAGCTTTTAAAGAAGATAGAAAAGATCAAAGAACAGAAATGCAAGCTACACAGCAGTCTGAACTTATAGATCAAAGAAAAAATGATTTATTACCTAAAAACTTTGAATCCGCAGGTAATGATACTATGGGCGGTTTTGGTTTAGAGCAGTTTGGCCCTAAATAATTTTATATTAACTATTATATTATATTATGTCAGAAGAAATAAAAGAAAACCCTAAAGGGGAATTAGAACAAGGTGAGTTTAAGGTTAAGAAACCTAAAGTAAAAAAACTTACTAATAAAAAAGCAACAACAGCTAAAATAGATTTATCTAAAAAAGAAGAAAAAACTGTAGATAAAGTAACTATTAAAGAAGAACCTGTAATCAAAGAGGAAGTAGAAGCTAAAGAAGAAGTAGTAGAAACAAAAGAAGAAACTACATCTCCTATATCTGAAATCACAGAAGAAGAAGTTGTTGAAGAAGTAAAAGCACCTATAGTAGAAGATGTTGTTGAAAAACAACCAGAAATAAAACTACCAGAAAACATAGAAAAACTGGTAAGCTTTATGGAAGATACAGGTGGAACAGTTGAGGATTATGTTAGATTAAATGCTGATTACTCAAATGTAGATAAAGATACTCTATTAAGAGAGTATTACAAACAGACTAAACCACATCTTGAAACAGATGAAGTTAATTTCTTGTTAGAAGATAACTTTCATTATGATGAAGATTTGGATGAAGAGCGAGATATAAGAAAAAAGAAACTTGCTTATAAAGAAGAAATTGCCAAAGCCACTAACTTTTTAGAGGAAACCAAGAGTAAATATTACGACGAGATCAAGTTGAGACCGGGCGTTACTCAGGAACAACAAAAAGCTACTGACTTTTTCAATAGACACAACGAAGAACAAAAAATGGTTAAACAGCAACATGATACGTTTAAATCAACCACTAAAAATTTCTTTAATCAAGAGTTCAAAGGTTTTGAGTTCAATTTAAATGAAAAGAAATTTAGATACGGTGTTAACGATGTAGACTCTGTTGCTAGTAATCAATCTGATCTTACGAACCTAATCGGGAAGTTCTTAGATAATAAAGGGGAAGTTAAAGACTATAAAGGTTATCATAAAGCTATTTTTGCAGCACAAAACGCTGATACTATCGCCAATCATTTTTACGAGCAAGGGAAAGCCGACGCTGTTAAAGATGTAATGGCTAAATCTAAAAATTTAAACAATGAACTTAGACCAACGTCTACGGGAGATGTTTTCATTGGGGGAATGAAAGTAAAAGCAATTAGTGGTGTGGATAGTTCAAAGTTAAAATTAAGAATAAATAAAAACAAATAAAAGATAAAAAATGAGTTTTGCAACATTAAACCCAACAAATGCATTTCCTCCATCACTTTTGCCTCATCAAACTCAAATGACGTTAGCGTCAAATTACTTGAGTTTTGACAACGCAACTGGTGGAAACTTTGCACAACAATATCTACCTGAGCTTTACGAAGCAGAAGTAGAAAGATACGGAAACCGAACTTTAGGTGGTTTCTTGAGAATGGTAGGCGCTGAAATGCCTATGACATCTGATCAAGTAATTTGGTCTGAACAAAATAGATTACACGTTTCTTATGAGGACTGTGTATTAATTGCTTTAGGATTATCTATGACAGTTCCAGTTGAAACTGGAAAAACTTGTGCTATTAAAATAGGCAATACAATAGTAATATCTAATGGATTAACTACTATTAAAGCTAGAGTCACTAACGTTGTTGTTGCTACAGCTACAACTGCTACTGTTACTTTTCAGACTTACCAAGTTGCTAACGCTCTTGGATTAGGAGCTGCTGGTACACTCGTTAAGACGTTTGTATATGGTTCTGAATTTGCTAAAGGTTCTGGTGGAGCTGACGCCACTGGAAGTAACTATGCTGGAATGTCAAGTATTGAACCAACTTTAACACAATTTTCTAACAAGCCAATTATCTTAAGAGATAAGTTTGAAGTATCAGGATCTGATACAGCTCAAATTGGTTGGGTAGAAGTTGCTACTGAAGATGGAACAAATGGATACTTATGGTATTTAAAGTCTGAGTCTGAAACAAGATTAAGATTTGAAGATTACCTAGAAATGTCTATGGTTGAAGCTGAGAATAATGGCGCTGCTGGTGTTGTTAACTTAGGTGCTGGTACAGTTTTAGGTAATGAAAATGGACCTGGTTCTGAAGGTTTATTTGCTGCTATTGAAGCAAGGGGAAACGTTTATAACGATTTCGCTGGTGCTGCTGCTCCTGGAGCTGGTGCATTAGGTGATTTTGATACTATCCTAAAACAACTAGATACACAAGGTGCTATTGAAGAAAACATGTTATTTTTATCTAGAGCTACTGCTCTTGATTTTGATGATATGATTGCTGCTCAAGCTGGTGGAGGTTTTCCTTCTACTGCTGCTGCTTCTTACGGTCTTTTTGACAACGAAGCTGAAATGGCAATGAATTTTGGATTTTCAGGATTTAGAAGAGGTTCTTATGACTTTTATAAAACTGATTGGAAATACTTAAATGACTTTGCAACTAGAGGATTAATCGGAGACATTGACGGAGTAATGATTCCTGCTGGAACATCAACTGTTTATGATCAAAGTTTAGGATCTAATATCAGACGACCTTTCTTACACGTAAGATATAGAGCTTCTGAAGCTGATGATCGTAGAATGAAGTCTTGGATCACTGGATCTGTTGGAGGTGCTTACACTTCTGATTTAGATGCAATGACTGTGAATTTCTTATCTGAAAGATGTTTAGTTACACAAGCGGCTAATAACTTCGTGTTATTCAAGTCAACTATATAATTATTAACATTTAAAAAATAAGAAAAATGGGATATGTAAAAATAAACAAGCCTGGAATAGCTAGTGGAGTACCTCAATTCGACTTGCTTTTAGCCGAAAATGTAGCTACTATAAGATTAGCTACTGGGTTGATTGAAGTTAATTACGTAGGTGATTTTGCTAATAACATAACAATAACACCTGTTGATTATGTTGCTGGTACTACTTCTACTCACTTCACTCAAGTGGATATACAAGTAATAGAAAATGCTGTTGGATTAATAGGCGGAGGATCAGGAATGATTGACACCGGTATGTTAAGTAAATCAGTTGATACTGTAGTTTACGCTGCTGTGTAGATTTAAAACAAATAATAAGATCCCGCTTCGGCGGGGTCTTTTTTAATTATTATATTATATTATATTATGGAAACAAAAGAAAAGAAAAAGCCTCAAGTAAAAAAAGATACTTGGGAAGTGAAAGATAGATACTACCATTTACTCAATGGTCAATCACCTTTAACAACTAGAATTAATTCTAAACACTCTTCAAGAAAACCTTTAATGTGGTTTGACGAAGAAAAACAATACAATAGAGAGCTTAGATATGCTACCAATATGAAAAGTCCATTTATGGACGAGCAGAAAGGTACAGCAACGCTAGGTCATATTGTTTTTCACAATGGTGTTTTAATGGTACCTAGAGACAAACAAGCTTTACAAAAGCTTTTATCATTATACCATCCTAATAAGAACAAAGTGTACTCTGAAAGAGATGAAGTGGTTGAAGCGAGTAATGAACTAGACAACTTAGAATTACAAGTTGAAGCTATGGCCATGGCAATGAACATGGACGTAGACAAGGCAGAGGCTATATTAAGAGTTGAATTAGGATCAGCAGTATCTAAAATGAGTTCTAAAGAACTTAAAAGAGATTTACTACTATTTGCTAAGAGCGACCCAATGTTATTCTTAGAATTAGTTAATGATGAAAACGTTGAACTTAGAAACTTTGGTATACGAGCTGTTGAAGCTGGTATTGTTAGTTTAGCGCAAGATCAAAGAACTTTTACTTGGGCTAGTAATGGCCGTAAGTTAATGAATGTTCCTTTTGATGAAAACCCATACTCAGCAATGGCTGCATGGTTTAAAACAGATGAAGGTGTTGAAGTTTACAAATCAATAGAGAAAAAGTTTAAATAACAAGTGACTATAAATATGAGGGGTTACATAAGTAACCTCTCTTTTTAAAATATTAAAGATGGCAATAAGCGTAGATACCGTATATAAAACTGTATTACTTATTTTAAACAAAGAACAAAGGGGTTATATGACTCCTGATGAATTTAATAAAATAGGTACTCAAGTTCAAAGAGAACTCTTTGAAAAATGCTTTGAGGATTTAAACCAACAGGTTCGTACTCCTCAAACAGATATGGACTATGCTAATAGAGTTGCTTTAACTGATGAGAAAATTGCAGAATTTAAAACTGAAAACGATCAATCAATTCCTGAAAAAGCTATAGGCGTTACAACACCAGTCTCTAGTACATTCACAGTTCCTTCTGAGCTGTATAAGCTAGGTTCAGTTACTTATGAACCAAGTTCTAATATCTACCCTGAAATTCAAAGATTAGGTAGATCTGAGTTTTACAATATAAGAAAAGCTCCACTTACTACTCCAACAAAAAACTTTCCCGTATATTTATACGAAGACAATAAATGCATAGTTTACCCTACAGATATAACTGATGTTACTCACATTAAAATGCAATATGTTAAAAAACCTACAGATATTAGATGGGGTTACGTAATAGGTGGTTTAGGACAATATGTATTTACTAATTATCCTTATGTAGCTACAGCTATTAATATAGGTGATTTAACTGCATCTATTGGCTCTAACAACACAGCTGATATAACTATTGCAACTTATCCAGCTGCTACATATACTAGTACTGGTAATAATCAAACTGCTGTGTTTAGTGTAACAGTTACTGGAGGCGCTATAAGTGGTGTTGATGTAACATCTCAAGGATCTGGTTATTCAGTAGGTGATACAATTACTTTTGCAGCTTCAGATTTTCCAAATGGTGGTGCGCCTGTTGGCTCTGCTGTTATTACTTTAACAGAAGCTAACTTGTTTTCAGGATCACAACAAGGTTACATAGACTTTGGATTACAAACATCTGAACAAACAGAACTTATATTAAACATATTATTATACGCTGGAATAGTTATAAGAGATCCTCAAATAATTCAAGTAGCTCAAAATGAATTACAACAAGACAAAATTAATGAAAAATCTTAACACATGGGACTATTAACTGAAACAAATGCACAATATTATTCTGGTCAACAAGTAATAGGTTCTAAAACCTCCACGGCTGGCGCTGACTTAATTATAGACGGTTGGAGTTTTGACACAGATCCTATTAGTGCTTTTGGACTACCTGTTATTGGAACAACACCTACAAGAGCTTTAACTCAAATATTAGCTGCTTCTAATTTTAATATATATTTTGCACCTGCGGCAACTCCTACTACTTACGCTAAGATAAATCAAAACTTAGTATATATTAGCAATGTTAGTTCAAAGCAGATAACTATAATAGCTCCTGATACAGCTGCCACTAATTACACTGGTAATTTTTATATTCAATTAACTCAATCATCTATAGATAGCAATAACGGTAGTTACGAGTATATAAGCTTAAATGATATTATAAATAATTTTATGGTGGCATACATTGGTGTTGGCAAATTAATACCAAATGTAAAAAGAACTGACATAATGTTCCACGCTAAAAGAGGTTTACAAGAGTTTAGTTATGATACACTGAGAAGTATGAAGTCTCAAGAATTAACTATACCACCTAGTCTTTCTTTAATAATACCTCAAGACTATGTCAATTATGTTAACCTATCTTGGGTTGATGCAGCTGGTGTTAAACATATAATATATCCAACTACATTAACTTCTAACCCAACTGACTTACCACTGCAAGATACAACTGGTGTACCAACTCAAAACTCTGAAGGAGGCAATAACTTAGCTCAACAATCACAAACTGAAACTAAATGGGCTGCTAATAATGCTTTGAATTTAACTGGTGAAATAACTAATGAAATATTTGAAACAGCTAATGTGTACGATTGGGGCTGGGATAAGCTAGCTTACGGACAAAGATACGGTTTAGAACCTGAAGTTTCTCAAAAAAATGGTTGGTTTACTATAAACGAAAGAACAGGATCTTTTAATTTTTCTAGTGATTTAGCAAATAAATTAATAATACTAGAATATATATCAGATGGCTTAGCGATCGATGCAGATACTAGAGTACCTAAAATGGCAGAACAAGCAATGTATATGCATATAGCTTATTCAATATTATCTGGTAGAGCTAATATTCCTGAGTATATTATAAACAGATTTAAAAAAGATAGATCTAGCGCACTTAGAAATGCTAAAATAAGATTATCTAATATAAAATTAAATGAATTCACTCAAATAATGCGTGGTAAATCTAAATGGATTAAACATTAATTATGCCAGAAATTAAAAATACTTTTCTAAAGTCTCGTATGAATAAAGATACAGAGGCTAGAATACTTCCACAAGGCGAATATAGAGATGCTCAAAACGCTAGTGTTAGTGCTTCTGAAGATGCTAGTGTTGGTTCTTTAGAAAATATTAGAGGTAATAAGTTATTAACTAGTTTTGGTTTAACAGACTTTAACATTGAAATAATAGGTCAATATGCAGACACAGCTAATAATAGAATATATTTCTTTTTAACTAATTTTACAGATGCCTCTGCAGATAGTTTAGGTAATCTTTCTCAACTAAGTGCTACTAACGCAGGTTTAAACCAATACCTTGATTTTGTAAGAAATGGTGCAGGTAATTATATAGCCTACTGCCAATTACCTAATGTAGCTGATTCCTCTGCTATAGATCAATCAAATATTAAATTTGACATATTAGTATCTGGAACTTTTTTAAACTTTTCTAAAACTCACCCTATATGCGGTGTCAATATAATAGAAAACTTATTGTTTTGGACTGATAATAGAAATCAACCAAGAAAGATAAATGTAGATAACGCAATTTCAAACCCTTTAACTTACTACACAAATGAAGATCATATTTCTGTTGCTAAATATGCTCCATTTGAACCTATATCTTTTTTAAAAAATACAACAGGTGTTATAGAGTCAACTTTAATAAACGAAACAGAAGAATGGTTACCTGCTTTTTGGGGTGCTCCAGGCCAAATACAACAAGATAATAGTACTAATAATTGCTTAGTATTTAACGAAAATCCAGCTTCAATCCCCAACAACACGTCATATAGTAAGATATTGACTTATTTAGGACCTGGGCCATTTGGCCAAACCACCAACCCTCCACTGCCAGCTTCAAGTTTAGTTGTTAGAGTTCAGAATGCACAAGATCCTAACGGTGGTTATGCCTTAGTAAGAGCAATAAATACAGACGCATCATTAGATCGTGTTTTTTTAAACAACGTGTCTGGTCAACAAATTACAACAATTGCAGAAACTTTAGGTTGGGGACAAAACACTGTTTTTCTTTTTTCTTTAAGAAACCCTTACTACAACTCTGCTTTTGTTGGAGATACTAAGCTTTTAGAAGATAAATTTGTTAGATTTAGTTATAGATTTAAATACGATGATAATGAATATTCTTTATCTGCACCATTTACTCAACATGCTTTTGTACCTAAACAATATGGTTATTTTTTAGAAGGTGATGATGAAAAAACTAAAGCTTCTAGTATAGTTGAATTTATGGAAAACCAAATAACTACAGCTGGTTTAGTTATTAATTTACCGTATAAAAACAACGAACTTTCTAGCAAATTAAAAGTAAATGAAATACAATTACTTTATAAAGCTTCAGATGATTTAAATGTTAAAGTTATAGCAGACGTAAAAAACAATGAATTTAATCAAGGTGTAATTGCTTCTTTATCTTTAGTCGCCGGTGGTAGTAACTATGTTAATGGTAATTATCCTGATAGAACTTTAACTTATTTGGGAGACGCAAACAGCAACAACACTGGTTCTGGCGCTAAAGCTAATATAACTGTAGCTAGCGGAGCAGTTACAGCGGTTACTGCAACTATTTCTGGTGAAAACTATAGAGTTGGCGATGAATTGACATACGAAGAGTTTGGTGGAACTGAAGCAGTATTTAAAGTAGCTTCTTTAGGAACGACTTATATATATAATTACAAATCTGAAAAACCTATAAAAGTTTTAACTGACGAAGAAGTTACAAGAGTTAGTGATATAGTCCCTATGAGAGCTCAAACTCAAGAGGTTGTAGGTAATAGAATTATTTATGGAAACTTTTTACAAAACAATTCTAGTCCTTTAAATTTAGATTATAATTTATCTTCTGTAGCTAAAGGTACTGTTTTAAACCCAGCAACTCCAACACCACCTGCAAGCACGACTAATATAGAGTTTTTAAACAACACGATAAAACAAAATAGAGCTTATCAAGTTGGTGTAGTTTTACAAGATAGATATGGTAGATCTTCTAATGTTATAATTAATCAATTAGATTTAATTAATAAAAATTCTACTATATTTATGCCTTATAGTAATGGTGGTTTAGATCCTCTTTCTTGGCCTGGAGACTCTTTACAAGTGACTTTTAATAGCCCTATACCAGCTCAGCTTTCTTCGTCTTTGCCTTACAACGGCTTATGGGTAGAAGGTGAAAATCCTTTAGGTTGGTATACTTATAAAGTAGTAGTTCAACAACAAGAACAAGATTACTATAATGTTTATGTTCCAGGCGCTTTAAGTGGCAATATAATATATGAAAAAAACGGCACAGCTGGAAAAATTATTCCACCAGCTACAGATCCGGTTGCTGATTACAAAGGTTTGCAGTATTCAAATACTTCTTCCGTTGCTAGTATAGCTTTGTTTAATGATAATATAAATAAAATACCAAGAGATTTAAAAGAAGTTGGGCCTACAGACAATATATATGGATCTAGTGTTATTCTTTACAATAGAGTTAAACAAACGCAGTTTAACGCTTCGGTTGGAACTAATACTAATATAACAATAGGCCAACAAAACACATTACCTTTAACACAAGAAGTTACTACAGTTAGACCTTTTAACGAGCTTGGCGAATGGACTACTAAAAAGAACGTAGATTTGCATTATTTAAATTCAAGCTCAAGTTCTGTTTTCAATACAGACACTTCAGCAACTGAAACAAATTTCCAATCTCAATATGTTGTAGGTTCTTTTATATATCCTGGATCAGTAGGAGATGTTGATCCTTTCTTTTTAAGAAATAATAAAAATCCTTTAATAGCCACTATAAATACTCAAAAACGAATGGGATTTACTGCTGTTAATCAAGAAAGCACTGAATGGCATTTTGCAGATAAACTTATGGTTTTTGAAACAAAACCCTTTAAATCTAATATAGATATATACTATGAAACTTCAACTACAGGTATTATAAGTGAATTAAACAATTCTATATTAACATCTGGAGACGGAACCGCAGCGACAGATGCTCCTTTTGGATTAACTGAATTAGTTGTTAGTGACTGGTTTGAAAGTTCTGTAGTAGGGCAAGTTATAAGTAACACTTTTGGTGTTGTTAATTCTGCCGGTGCTGCGCAAGGTGGCTCTACAGCTTTATCTACTCAAGTTAAAATAGTAGAAATAACTAATTCTTTACAAGTAGTAATAAACGAACTTGACTCTAATAACCAGCCTAATTGGCCAGTATCAATTGAGCGAGTTAGTGCCACTGGACAAGCGCCAACATTTAGGTTGTTGTGCAATAAAAGAATTGTTTTTGAAAATGGATCTGATGTAGATGATAATTATAATATTACTTTTGAAATATCAACTAATACTTTTTCACCTATACAAGTATCTTTTTCAGAAATTAAATTAACAAATATAAATCCTATTATATATAGAATTAGTCCTAGTACTTCAATCAATGGTAATAGTAAAAATGGAGCTGAAATTGTAAATCAAACAAATCCATTAATTTTACAAAATTCTAGTATAACCAGCCCAATATCTACTATTTTTCCTGGTAATGTTGGGGATGAGTACGCAATGAAATTAAATGCTTTATCAAAAGAAAAACCTGGTTCTGGCGCTGTCGCCGCTAGGGTACTTCTTGTTGCTGGTAGATTTTCTTTTTTAACTAACGGGTTTGATCCTATAACTGTTTTTAACGCAACCACAGATAGTGGCGGTGTAAATTCTAATATTGATAGACTTAAAGGTATTGAATATACAATAGAAGAAGTCAACAGATATGGCGGTGGTTATAAAGAAATAAATTCACCAAACCCAAATCTTACTACCAGTGGTAAGTATTACGCAATTAAACAGGGGAATTTTCCTGTAGATGACACAACCGCTGACTTTCAAATACAAAATTCCACTCAAACTTCAAGCACTCTTAGTATTAATCATTTTATAAAATATGTTGGAGATAGAAGTTTTCCAGGCATGCCTACAAATAACCTAGCTGGGTCAGGCTATAAAGGAGCTTATATATATGAAATAAAATTAAAAATAATTGATGCTTCAAGAGGCACAAATAATCTACCTTCACTTTCTTACACTATACATTATATAATACATAGATAATGGCATTTAACTTAGAAATAAAATACTACAATACGTTTTGGTTAAAACAGAATACAACTCCTTTTTTAACAACTAATTGGGATGCTAATCCTACTCCACCAGCTACCGCAACGACGCCTTTAAGGCCTAGTTATGTTAAATTATTTCCTGGTATACCTTTTTTAGATCATACTAATCCTGATAATGCTCAATTTCCCAATTGGCCTAAATCTAGTACTTCTATACCATCTGGCGTTACTCCAACGCCTCCTTATTCAAATGTTTACACAGGTAGTAATAGTACTTATTCTGATATTAATGGCTCTAACTGGATAATAGAAGAGTCTAGAATTAGAGGTGGATATAACAACACTCAAGTTGACTTTGGCGTTAGAGCTTATCTAATGGAAGAATCTAGTAGTGTTAGATATAGATCAAATGCTTTAGTTTATTCAGGAGTTTTTAATTCTAAAACAAATATAAATAGAACTAATGTTTTTTCTGTAGGTGAAGACATAACTAAGTCTGTTGATCCTCATAATGGATCAATACAACTTATTTATGCTATGGATAATAACTTAACTATATTTCAAGAAAACAAAGTTAGCCAAGCATTAATAGATAAAGACGCTATATATTCAGCTGAAGGAACACCTATAAATACTGTTTCAAATGTAGTAATAGGTCAAGTTACTCCTTACACAGGCGAATACGGTATAAGTAGAAACCCAGAAAGCTTTGCTCATTTTGGATTTAGAAGATACTTTGCAGACAAAGACCGAAATGCTGTTTTAAGACTATCTAGAGACGGTATAACTGAAATATCACAGTATGGCATGAGAGACTTTTTTAGAGATGAACTAGCTAAGTTGTTGGATAGAAAAGTTATAACTACGGTGCCTTACGCTTTACAATATACTCAATCATCTGGAGTAATTGTTCAAGGTCCTCAAGTCGACCAAAATTTAACACCACCACCACCCGCGGTTCCAACTCCACTAGGTCCTTGGGTTGCGCTTTTGAATCCTGGTGAATTAGATTTGAGTAATATAATAGTAGGTTCTCAAGTTCAAGTAAATGCAGATGTTAGTGGTAGTGGAGTTTGGAATTCAATAAATTCTTTTGTAACAGGAACTGGAACTGTTAAAATAAGTAATATTAACACAGATGTTGTTTATTTAGATAATGGTCCTTTATTTTCTTCCACACCTCCTTCTCCAGGGACTGCGGCTGATCCACAGATAAGATTTGTTTATTATGAAAAAGATAAAATAGAAGGTGGTTTTGATAATTACAAAGATAGCTACACTATATCTATACAGCAAGAGTCAGGTAGTAAAACACTAGATGAAACAAGTGATTACTATAGTACGCTCACATTCAGCGAGAGAGCTCAAGGATGGAATACTTTTTACACATATAGACCTGATCTATTGTTTAGTTTAAAAAACAACTACTTCACTACTAAAGAAGGTTCTTTATATATTCACTATGATAGCTTAACTAATGCTAATGAATTTTATGGTGTTTCAAGTCCTTCATCTATAACTTTTATATTTAACCCTAGTCCTTCAGTTAATAAAAACTTTAAAACTATTAATTACGAAGGTAGTAATGGTTGGCAAGTTGACAGCTTTGTAACAGACGCTGCTAATATAAGACCTGGAGTTAATGAGAATTTAGACCAAACAAACAATGTAAAGAGTTACAACGAAGGTTTGTATACTGAAAATGGTATACCTTATTACGCTGGATTTGTAGAAAAAGAAAATAAATACTACGCTAATTTAGTTAATAATACTGCTGCCACAAGTGGGGAGGTTGTATTTGGAGACTCTATGACAGGCGTAAAAGGATATTTTGCTACGGTAAAAATGTCAACGGATTTAACAACTAACGCTGGTGGAACAAAAGAAATGTTTGCTGTATCATCAGAATTTGTAGTATCATCAAGATAAAAAATTATGAGTAATATATTTAAAGATTTTGACCTAGTTAAAGGAACTGGAATGAAAGCTGGTATAGCTGGAGCTGGAGCTCTTTTTAGTGGTTACCAAGCTGTAAGAGCTAAAGTTGACTATGGCAACAAAATGAATGAAATAAAAAACTATGACGACAATAGGCAAAAAATAACAAATGCTTTTGGTCAAATAGAGAATCCATATAAAAACTTAGCTGTAGCTACTCAAGCTGCAGAAATAAAAATGGAACAAACAGATCAAGCTTTAGCTAACACTTTAGACACGTTGAGAGAAACTGGAGCTGCTGCAGGTGGAGCAACTGCCATAGCAAATGCTGCATTAAAATCTAAACAAGGTGTTGCTGCTAGTATAGAAACTCAAGAAGTTAACAACCAAAAACTACAAGCTCAAGGTCAATTACAAGTTGATATTGCAAAAGGTAAAGGTGAAATAAAAAGAATGGAAATGCAAGAAGATAGGGACGTTGCAAAACTTGATAGACTACAGAGTCAAACTGACGTACTTAGATCTCAACAACAATCTGCTACTTTAGGTGCAGTACAAGGTTTAATGAACGCAGGAGATGCTTTAATAGGTGGCATGACAGCCGCTGATTTAACAGATTCTTTCATGGATGACCCTAACAAAAGAAATAACGCAGCACAAGAAGAATCAGAAAAAGATTTTCAAGAAAGAATGGAAAACAGCAAAATTGACAACAGTTTTGGTGATAATTTAACGCTAGCAGACGAAATTATTGATCCAAGTAGCGCGCCAGTTGTTAGTTCTCAAAACAATTTACAATCAATGAGAAACCCTGGTAATACGCAAGGCAACATGGACATGATGAAGGCTTATTCTGCCAATAAAACTAAACTTGAGTATATGCAAGATTTAGATATTCTTGCACAAGATGAAACTTTAGGAATACTTGATGGTGAAATAGTTTTAGGAGGTATAAATCCTTATATAAGTGGACCTAAAGATAAAGCGTTTTTTGACGCTAGCGCAAGTAATAATCTTATGTTTTCAAACCTTTACGAATAAAAATAAAAAATAAACTATGGGAACATTTTCAAAACCAGGATTAACACGAGGAGAAGAAAGACTAGTAGATAAAAGTGGTATTGCTATAAATCAAGCAATACAAATACTAGGCACTAGCTTTGAAAGTCAAGTTGCTATGATAAACTTGAATAAAAACGCTGCTTTAGAACAGCAAATGCAAGTTTACAAACAAGCTAGTGAAATTGAATCTTCAGATGCTTCATTAGGTAACAACCTGGCTCAAGCTCTTAGGCTTCAAGCTGATGACCTATATAAGACTACTATAAACACTATGGGTGAAGATCAAACGGAAGCTTTAAGAAAAGAAAGTAATTTAATAGGTTCTGTAGAAAATTTAGGTGGTAATTTAGAAGTAATAAATATTACGGCTAAAAAACTACAAAAAATGAGGCAAGAAGGTAAAAGTGGATTAGTTAGTATGAATTCAAATCCAAAATTTATGGAATTTTATAGTAATATAGCTTTATACGGAGGAGCTGGAAGTAAGGTTAATGGAGTAGAAGCTGTTGAATCAAGAATAGAAAATGGTAATATTATACTTTCTCAAAAAAATTCTGATGGTGAAATAGTTGAATTTAGCATGCAAGGTAATGCTAATGCTATGGCTAACGGCGGTGCACCTCACATAAGTTTTGTAGATTCAGAAGCTATAAATGGTAGTTATAAAACAAATTGGACTGGTTTAACTAAAGATATTCCAGCGCTTGTTAAGCAAACAGAAGAATACAATAAAAGCAAAGGCATAACTACAAATGTTGACAAAATTTACGAACAACAAAGTAGTATAGCTTTTGAGAAAATGAAAAACAATAAAGCTGAAATAGCTTTAAATAATAGCGATGACTTTCAGTATTTAACATTTACTGGTAATTACAAAGCTGGTCAAGGAGATACTCTTGATAAAGATGGTAATGTCTTGTGGACAGGATCTCAAGAACAAAGAGAAAGAGTTCAGTTAGCTAAAGCTGAGTATGCGCAACAGCAGTTTTCAAACCAAAACGTAAGAACTAAAATAACTGAAAACCTACCTAAACCAAAAACTAAAACTGGAACTAGTAAAACTGGAAAAGGTAAAAAAGGTAAAATTACTAAACTAAATCATACTAAATTTATAAATACTTTAGATGACTTAAAAGGATCTGGTATTTCCATTGTGCCAGGTGTTCCTAATATTAAAACTACTCCTGCGAATCCTAATCTTATAAAAGGACAAGTTTATAAAAATATGAATAGAGATTCTGATGATTTTGAAAAAATCTACAAATTTGATGGAAAAAAATACATAGAGTTAGATAAAGAAAATTATTTTAAAACCAAAGGAGACAATACTAATCAAAAAATAGTTGAAATTAAAAAATATTTAGAAAACCACCCTAGTTCCAAGGTTTTTAGAGGTGATAATGCTGAAGTTAAAGCATCTGATTCTTTAAATAATCCAGATCCTAATAAACTATATAGAAAAGGTGGCACTATAGCTAAACCAACTTTTATAGAAATTGACTTTGATAATTTATTTAATTTAGATGTTTTAGATAATTTAAACAAAATGGAAGTTGCTTTAAATAAAGCTTTAGGTGTAAATCCAATTTAATAAAATAAAATATGCCAATAGAAGATTTTTTAGTAGATTTTTATTCTAAAAACACTGATCAAGAAATTGATCAAGTTAAGATTGATAGTATAGTAGATCATTATGGTGGAGACAACGTTTCTATGATAAACGATCTATATGAAAAATATGATACTGGAAATATAAATGATGATAAAGTTTTAGAAATACAAGATTATTATTCACTTGATTTGCCTGAGCAAGAGTTAGTTGCAGAGTTTGTTGAAGAGCCAGTTGCAAAAGAAGAAATTATAGAGAAAAAACCTGTTGTAAAAGAAGTTGAGGAAATAACTGAGGAAGATTGGAAGTCAACAGAAGAAGATTTTATTAAAAACAATAATGAAAAACTAGCTAGATTATATCCTGAATTTGAGTTTAGTGAATCTACTTTTGATTTTAATGGAATTACTGCTAAAAACAAAACAACAGGAGAAGAAGAAAGTTTTGATTTAAACACTAACTATGCTGGATTTAGTGACTTTAATGAATTTAAAGATTTTGTTAGTAAAAAACCTAAATTAGACCCTACAAAACAAGAGATTTATAATAAAACAAATTTAACTGTTGATTATGATGATTACGGTGATATTTCTTCAAATAACTTATATAGCCAAATAGAGATAATAGAAGAATATGGTAAACCTGCTCCATTTTTACCACAAGAACTAGGTGTTACAATTAACGAAAAAACTAGAAATCCAAAAAGCCCTGATGAAATGCTAACTATAGTTAATAGCATAGAAGGAATTGCTATAGATGCAGCTACAAATCTTAATAAAGTTTTTCCAGGTATAAGAACAGAAAATGAATCTTTATCTGCTAGTTTTAATAAACTAAATGGTGAAGAAAAAGATATTCTTACGGATTACGTTTATAATAATGTAAAAGAACAAACAGGTTTAAATCTAACTAAAGATAGTTTTTTATCTATATATGATAGTGGTAAAATGCAAAGCCTTATAGATAATAGATCTGAGTCTATAGCTGACGAAAGAATATACTCAGACGCTGTAAAATATTTAGGTAGAGCTGAAGCAAGTCAAGAATATACAAGTCTTAAAACAAAAGAGTTAAAAAACAATTTAACAGATAAACAATTAAACTTAAAAGAATTAAATAGTAAAATATCAAAAGTTAATGAACAAGTAGAATTATTAGAATTAAAAAAAGATAGAAGTGAAGATGATAAACAAAGAATAATAAATTTTAAAAAAGAAAAAGAAAAACTAATTATAAAACAAAAAGACTTAGGTGGTGGAGCTTGGGATGAGTCTGGCAACTGGGTTAACACTTTAAACGTTACTAAAAAGAAAAAAGAAGAACTTAAGCAAATAGAAGAAAATGCTTATAATATGGCGTCTTCAATGAACATGTTTGCAGATGAAGGTACTGATATTGAAAAACTTTCAGCTAGAGATTTAAGTAGAAATTTACTAGACAACAGAATATTAGAAACAGAGTTTTTAGACGCTAAAGGTGAAAAAGATTCAATATCTGTTAATTTAAAAAGTTTAGGTGTTAGAAAACCTTTGGAAGTGCTAAAATTAACTAATTTTTTAAAGGCTAAAGGTTTAGATGTTTATTATAAATTAGATGACTTTGAGTCTGAAGCTAGAATGTATTACTCTGAATCAAATGAAGAAGTTGGAGAAATATATTTAACTTATAATGATTTATATAATCTTGGTGTTAGAAGCGAGGAAGCTGGAGGTTATAAAGGAGGATTAGATGATGTTTTAGCTAAAAAAGAAGGTGAAGATATTTTAAATTATAGAATTTGGGAGGAAGAAAAACTAGAAACTGAGGCAGAAATTAGAGGTTTATATAGACTAGTAGAGCTAGGCGAAAATCCTGCTTTAATTGAAAAACCTACAGATGCTTACAGTAAAGGTAAATATAGAGACGGTATACCTTTAAATGGTGTTGCGTCTGATATTTTTGGGTTTGTAGAAACGGGTTTAACTAGAGCTTTACCAGAAGCGGTTTTAATGCAATGGGGTGGTTATAATCAAGAAGAGATTGAAACTACAATGGGTCAAAGTCCTAGAAACTTATTGGATCAAATACAACAGACAGTATCTATAGTTAATAACTCTGAAAGCGTTAAATCTGGTAAAGCAGAACCTATAAAACTTACAAAAGCTCAAGAAGAAAACTTTGAAATGGGATTATCTGAAATGACATCTACTGCCACTTTTGGATTTGTACCTACATTACTTGAGTTTGCAGCTTTTGAATTAGCCACTGGTGGTACTGCTACTGGTGCTGCAATAGCTAGACTTCCTAGATTAGGTAGATTTCTAGCTGGAGCTTTTAAAGAAGAAGTTAAAATGCAATCAACTACTGCTGACTTTGGTTTAGGTACTGGTGCTTTGTTCTTTGGTTTAGGAAAAGTTTTTGAACCTATAAAATTCTTTAAAAAACATAGAATTGGGTTAAACACATTAATGGATAAGTATGGTAAAGCTGGGCCAGCTGGAGCATTGTCTATAGAAGGTAGCGAGATTGTGCATGGTATTGTTGATGATATGTTAGATAATAGTGATTTCAATGCAGCTATAGACGAATTGTACGGAGATACTGATGAAGCCACTAAAAGATTCTTATCTAATATTATGATGTTTAAGCTTACTGGTGCTCAACATTTTAAAGGTAGAGATTTTAAATCTAACCACGGCTTAGGTAGAGAAATGAATAAGCTTAATAATAGATCTAGAGATCTTGCCAAGCAAGGTCAAAGATTATTAGTAGAAAACGGAGTTAGTACAATACCAGACAATAGACTTACTTCAGATGGTAAAAGAATACCAACAACTTCTTCAGATAAAAACTTTAAAATACAAGAACAATTAAATAAGTTATCAAAAGAAAACACTCCAGAAGGTAAAAAAGCTTTAGAAATTTTAAATAAATTATCAAAAGTAAGTGAAACAATGAACACCGTTGATCAAATGCTAAGCATAAGAACTCAACATCAATCATTAAATCCTTTTGCTACTGACCCTAACACAGGCGAAAAAATAATAAATAAAGAAACTGGAGAATTTGAATTAAATCCTAGTTTTGAAAAGAACTTTAATAATCAAATAACTAAACCTATTTTTAAATCTTTGAGTGAATCTGCTCCTAAAGGTAAAAACGGTGAATCAACTTTTGTTAATCCAGAGGTTTTATTTTTAAAAGCTGAAGATGCTAAAATGCAAATGCAAGAAGGTAACACTGCTGAATTTTTACCAGAGCAAAATAAAATATTAGTAGACTTAAGTAAGTATACTCCTGGAAAACCTTTGCATGAATTATCACATGTTATATTTAATGCTTATTTTAAGAAAAATCCTCAAGCTAAAATAAATTTTACAAACAAAATGCGTGAAATGTTTAAGGGTGTTGATTTTGGCACGTTTAAAGATACTGAATTAAGAAGAGCAATACAAGAGAATTACAAGGATAAAAACGTACAAGGAGAGGAATATATAGCTTTTTTAACTGAATTCTTAACAGATCCTAAAGTTTATTATCAAAACAAATATACGTCTGGTACTTTTGTTAATGGAATTAAGTCTGAGATTAGATTAATTCAAAAACAATACGGACTAGGTGATTTTGCACCACCAAAAACAGCTGAGGATTTAGTTAGAACATTAGGAGATTTAGGTAGAGAGTTTCAAAAAGGTTACGTATCTGATGTTACTGCTAGTCAATTTGCAGCTTTAGGTAAAATAGACTTATCAGAGGTGGAGTATTATCCTGCAAACACTGATGCTGAAGCTAAGAAAGCCGATGTAATAGCTTCTAAAGATTTAACTAAAGAAGTTGTAGTTTCTAAATCTAATAAAGAAATAGCTGATGCAAACACTAAAATAGAAGAAAAAATAATAAAAGCTGGAGATAATAGAGTTAGAGATATTAAAAATCAAGAACTATCAAAAGAAATTAAAAAAGAACTATCTGAAAATAACATAGGTAAAGCTACACAATTAGCCAACCAAGCAGCTAAAAGTGCTGGTGCTATGGCTTTAGAGCCTAATAAAAGAGTTTCAGCAGAAGAATTTAAGTCTGGATATGAAGAGCAGTTAGCTAGATTAATTGAAACTTACAAACCTGTAGTAGATGGCAAGCGTATACCTTTTGGTGCTTACATGCAAAAGAATTTAAAAAGAAGATATAGTCAAATACTTCAGCAAGCTAAAAAAGGTAAGTTTGAAGGTCAAGAAAAAAGACTAGGCCAAGATATAGCAGAAGGAGAAAAAGAGTTTGATATTAAATCAGAAGAGGCAACACCAGAAGAAGCTTTAATAGCTTCAGAAGAAAGCTCTTCCACAGGTAGAGAAGGTATAACTGTTTCTAAAAAACTTGGTAATAAGGCTGATAAAGTTGTAGCTGAAATTAAAAGAAAAATACCAGTTGAAAAAGAATTACAAGATAAATTTCTTGAAGATAAAAATTACAAAAGCTTAAAAGACTTAGCTGCTAAAGAAACTCAAGAGATGTTTGGTATAAAACCAAAGTCTGGTAATTTAACTAAGTCAGATGTTAAAAATTCTCAAATATTTATTAATAATAATCCTGATTTGTTTTATGGGTTATTACCAAAACAACATACTACTAAAAGAGTAAATGTAGGAACTAGTAAAGAGCCTAAGTATGTTACTAGACCAGACAAGGCTACAGGCGTTCAAGATGTATTATTAAACGCTTTCTACAATAAAGGAACTAGAAAAGACAACTTAACACCTTGGACTAAGAAACCTGCTAGAGATGTAAATACTTCAGAATTTTTAGAATTGTTTGGTATAACAGAAAGAGGTAATCCTAATCTATATGTTAAAAACTCTAATGTAAGCTCTAGAATAAAAGCTTTAGTAGAACAAACAGGTAGAATAATAACTAACCAGACAGTTAGAGAAATGTTACCTGAAGCTAGATTAGTGGGCGAAGGAAGGTCTAAAACAATGGCTTCTAAAAATTCAGTTGTTGAAGAAATAAAAAGAATTGGATTAAAAGATTATAGTTTAGAAAAATTAGAAAAAGATTTAAAATTAATTGCATCTAACAAAGGAACAAAAAGACCTAAAGAAGTTGAAGATTTTTTAATAGACTATAAAAGAGGAGAAATGGTTGAAGCTTCTCAAGAAACTCCTACTTTTAAAAGTGAAAGCAAACTATTTAAAGGAACGAAATTTAAAAACCAAGATATAAAATTTGAAGATATATTTGATGGTAAAACAGGTAAAGGTGTTTGGGGTCAAGTTAAAAAAAATGGTAAAAAAATATATGAAGAATATGATTTACCAAGAATTGAAGAACAGATAGAATTAGCTATACAGTTTGCAGAAGTATTCCCTAAAGCATTTTTAAGAGGAGAAAACTTAATGCAAACTTTTTTCATGGGTACTAGATCTACAGCTAATAAAGTTAAAAAAATGCTTGAAAGTACTTCTGATACACCCAAATATGTAAAAGGAACTGTTGATCCAAAGACAGGTATAGGTACGGAAATTGGAAGTGTTGCAAGTCTTAAAAACCAGCGGGATAGATTACAAAAAGCTTTAGGTTCAGGTAAAACAAGTAAGTTTTTTAAAGATTTAGTTGCTGATTACAAACCTGAGGGTGTCCAAAAAGGAGCGCTTAAAAAAGCAATGGAAAAAGCATCAACAGATGCTGATAGAATAGAAATACTTCAAAAAGCAATAAATAAAGGAGATAATAAAATAAAATCTGATTTATATTATGCTATAGAGTCAGCTAAACAAGAGTGGCTTTATTCTTCAAAAGATAAAAATGAATTTATAAAAAGAGCTAAGTTTATATATCAAGGAGCTTCTTCTAATAGTAATTTAATATTAGGTTCTTCTAGGCAATTTGTGCCTATAGAAGCTGTTTATTTTAAACCAGGTGAAAAGTTTAGTTTTGAAAAACTTAAATTAGAGCATTTAAAATCTTCACTAAAGCAATCTATGGATGCAGCTAGAGCTGTAGTAGAAGGTAGATTTATAGAGCAAGGTAGAGATATAATGAGTGATTATAAAGGTATTATATCTGAAAAAAAATACTTAGATATTATAGATAAAATTGGTGGTACTACTAATAATTCAGGTTTAGCTAGAATGACCGCTGATTTAAATAACTTAAAAAATTATAGAACTGTAGAGAGTGGTTTTAAAGAAACTTTATATGATAAAATAATAAAAGAAACAGCCAAAGAAATTAATGAAAAAAGTTATGAATTAGAAAACAGTTTTATAGCTGATCAAGTCGCTAGGTACATAGCTGAACCAACGCCTTCTAATGAAATTATTTTAAAATCTAAAATAAAAAATAAAGCTAATTTAAGAAAATTAAAATTTCAAAATAAGTCAGTTGTAGAAGAAGCTTCTATGGCTAGTAAAGACTTAAGTCAGAGTGAAATGCTCAATGAACTTAATAAAAGAGATAAAGCTTTTAGATTAGGTAATAAACGTAATAAAACTGTTAAAAAAATTGAAGTTGATTTTGATGCTTTAGGTATTTCCAAGAATGAAGCTAAAGTACAATGGCTAATTGACAAAGCTTCTGAAGGTTATAATGATTTTAATTTTGCAAATGATGCTAAATCAAATGTAAAAGCAGTTAGAGATATTTTAGAACAATTAGATGTTAAATCTCAAGTACAAAAAACTTATGCATCTAAAGATTTATCTGGGGATTTTAATAAAATAATAGAAGAATCAACAGGTATAGACAAGTTTAAAGTTTATTCAGATATAAAAGCTCAAGTAAGAGGTGCTAGTGCTAAAAGACAAAAATTCTTTATACCACCTTCAGCAGAAGACATGCTTGGTTTGTTGTATACTACATTAGGTAAAGGCAAAAAAGGTGAAGCTCAATTAGATTTTTATAAAGAAAACATTTTTGATCCTTATACAAGAGCTATGGAAAACTTATCTACTGATAGAGTTAATCTTATGTCTGATTTTAAAGCTTTAAAGAAACAACTAGACGTGCCTAAAGATCTTACTAAAACTACAGAATCAGGTTTTACTAATGAACAAGCAACTAGAGTTTATTTATGGAATAAAATGGGTGAGAAAATACCTGGATTATCTAAAACAGATTTAAAAGAATTAAATGATATTATAGAGAAAGATCCTAAACTTAAAGCTTTTGCAGATCAAATATTAACTATAACTAAAGGAGACGGTTATTCAACTCCTAAAGAAGCTTGGGCAGTTGGAACTATAACTACTGATTTAATAGATATATTAAATACTAAAAAACGTGGTAAGTACTTAGAAACATGGAATCAAAATACTAGTGAGATATTTTCTAAAGATAATTTAAACAAGCTAGAAGCTGCTTACGGTCCCAAGTATAGAGGAGCTATGGAAAATATGCTTGCGAGAATGAAATCAGGCAGCAATAGACTTAGCGGTGGTAATAAACTAAGCAACAACGTTTTAGATTATATTAATAATTCTACTGGAGCTATTATGTTTTTTAATACTAGGTCAGCAGTTCTTCAAACTTTATCAGCTGCTAACTTTATTAACTGGGGATTTAACAACCCACTTAGAGCAGGTACTGCTTTTGCTAACCAACCACAGTATTGGAAAGACTTTTCTAAATTAATGAATTCAGACTATCTAATAGACAGACGTAATGGACTTAAATTAAACATTAATGAATCAGAGATAGCTAATGCTGCAAAAACCTCTAAGAACAAGGCTAAAGCAGCTTTAAACTACATACTAGAGAAAGGTTATTTACCTACTAAATATGCTGATAGCTTTGCTATAGCTTCTGGAGGAGCAACATTCTATAGAAATAGAATAAATGATTTAATTAAAAATGAAGGTTTAACTAGGTCTGAAGCTGAGATAAGAGCTATGAAAGAATTCAGACAAGTTTCTGAAACTTCTCAACAGTCTTCTGATCCTAGTAAAATATCTTCTCAACAAGCTAGTGACTTAGGTAGAGTTGTTCTTCAATTTGCTAATACTCCTATGCAGTATGCTAGAATACAAAAAAGAGCTGTACAAGACATAGTTAATGGTAGAGGTGATTTAAAAACTAATATAAGTAAAATAGCTTACTATGCGTTTGCACAGAATTTATTGTTTAATGCTTTACAAAACGGTTTATTTGCTTTAGGTTTTGGAGATACTGATATAGATGAAAAAGAAGAAAAATCAATTGTAAGAACAGTTAACGGGATGCTTGACTCTAGTTTAAGAGGTCTAGGCTTTGCTGGTGTTACTGTTCAAGTTCTTAAAAATTTAGGTATAGATATATATGATAGATCTAAAAGAGATAGACCTGAGTATGGAGATGCTTATAAAAAGTTATTAGACTTTTCGCCTGCAATAAAAAGTAAGTTAGGTAAGTTTTCTTCAGCTGGTTATCCTTTTGAAACTAAAAAGAAAAGAGCTGAGGTTTTTGATAAGGGATTTAGTTTAGATAATCCAGCATATGAATCAATGGCTAAGGTTATTACTGGAACTACAAATCTACCTTTAGATAGATTATATAGTAAAGTTAATAACTTAAAAGCTGCTTCAGATGAAGAAACAGAAACATGGCAATCAATAGCTATGGTTTTAGGTTGGCCAGAGTGGCAGATAAAAGGTAGACAAAACTACGTTGAAGCACCTAAGACAGATGAAGAAAAAATAAAGATTAAAGAAGAGAGATCTAAAACAAGATTAAAGGCAGCTAAAAGTTCTACAGATTTTGAAACTTTAAAAAAGCTAAATAAGCAAGAGCAATTAAGGATTTTAAAAAACCTAGGTGTTGGTAATAAAACTTTAAAAAGACTTAAAAAACTAAAAGAAGCTGATTTAATAGAAGAAATAATAAAAAGAAACAAGAAAAAGGAACAATAAAATACTGGGCACCATACCCAAAAGTTCCTGTAACCAAAAAAGGGGAGGTCATTACGACTTCCCCTTTTTATATTTAACACCATGGGCAAAATCCGCCCGGACAGTTTTCACACATAATTTAAATTTTAGAATCTATAAGTAATACCAAAAGCAAATATAAAACCTCCACCAGCTATAGCTAAAGTATTAGGATTTAAATTGATTTTTTGTTTATGTAGTATCATATTGCCAGCTGCAAAGCTAGCTATGCTTATACCACCTATTATTGCTAATTTTCTCATTGTTTTATTTTTATTATAAGATAAACATTAGAAAACATTATACTTATTAAAACAATAGCTGCATATATTATAGAGTCACCTAAATAAGGTTTGACTGCTAAAGTAAATGCAGATAAAGTTACCATTTTAATAAATAAACTTCCGTACATAATACCATAGCCGGCTTTTGAAAACCGACTAGTTAGCATTACTACCATAAATGTTATTACAAGAACCAGTATTGCAGCAACAAATCCATATACAGCTGATACTATCATGTTATCTCGCATGAACTACCAACACAAGCTAATTCTCCAGCTAGATTAGTATCATCATCAACTTCTACAATTTTACTAAGATCAACATCTTTAAGATGAGTCATAGCCATATCGTAATTAACTTTACTTATATCTTCAAACGGTGCTTGAGTATAAGTTCCGCCATCGTAAGGTAGTACAGATAAACCGTTATAATGATCTCTGTTTTCCCACATCCACTTGCCTGCTTGATCCCACTCTTCTTGCTTTAAACTAACCGTAGCTGAAACATTATGAGTGTTAGATCCTTTTCTATGGCCAGGAACAATCCACTCTTGAGCTACTTTCTTTATTCTTTCAAATAAATCAAACGGTGATTCATCTCTCATTATAGAACCTTCAGGTGCTTTTTGTGGTATACTAATAACAGCAGTGTCGTGAGGTCTAAAAAACTCATCTTCAACTAACTCAGGATGGTTTTCAATTAAATACTTGTACATAGACTCGTTTTTACCAACTCTAATCCTACGCGTATAATAATCAGCGTGCCATGCATGAATACCAGATGAAGTTCCTAATGCCAGAGATGTCGTCCCAGCAGGCTTCACGGTCGTGCATCTTGCAGCTGGATTAATACCAATTGCTTTAGCTGTCTTTGTATTTTCTCGTTTTACTATATTTGCAGCTTCCTTCATATCCAACTGCAGCACAGCGGCACTCCCTATCCCTGTCATTGATACACCGATAAGCGCGTCCTTCTCTGTCGTATCTTTCCATATGTCTCTTAAATAATGAAAGTCAGTGTAACCAGCTTGTAGTGTACCTATGAAACTAGCTTGCTTAACTCTATCGTTAAAATCTTCTTGTGATTCAAGATCACTAGCATTTACTTCACATAGATTACAAAACTGAAAAGGTCTTAATGCTATTTCACAACAAGGGTTTGTGCCCCAGTCTTTATCGTTATTAAGGTATATACCAGGTTCACCTGATCCTGATAGCTCAACGCGTTTCCATAGATCCATAAAAAACTCTTGAGTTACTTTATGTCTCATAAGAACAGCTGAGTTATTAGCTCTACCTCTTTGTGGATTTTTCTCCCACCAAGTTCCTGACTTACAACTAATCATCTCGCTGTCTTCAGCAGAAAACAAACTAATTAAAGCAGCTCTACGTATACCACCAGCTAAAACTGAATCGGCTATATGACACACTATATCGTGAGCTTCAACAGTTGTTAAAGCAATACCATCTTCTTTAGCATCGAATATACCTTTAATTTTAAGTATACACTCTTTTAATGGCTGTGGTCCTGGTGCTTTACCGCCTGATGTAACTAGCTGAGCGCCTTTAGCTCTAATATCTGAGTAATCAAACTCAACAGTAGAACTTCTTTTTTCACCCATATAAGACTTCATAAGAACTTTAATAGCGTCTGCCCAGCCTTCAATACTATCACCAATTAAAAACCTTCTAGTTCTTTTAGAGTAAGGTTGGTTAACTGGTGGCATTTGTTTTACGTGATGATTCTGTACAGAGTATCCAACGCCTGTTCCTCCAAGAAGTAAGAACATTGTTTCATGGAAACTATCAATGTGATCAATTGGTAAATAAGCACAATTATAAACGCGATTAGGACTAATCTCAATTGGTTTACCTCCGAATTGTAACGAACGCATGCTTGGTAAAATTTTCTTATCATAAACTAATTTATAGGCTTCTTCAATTTGTTCTCTTAATTTAGGGTATTTTTTAATATGCATACTTTTATTACGCGTAACTAATTCGTCCCAAGTTTCTCTACGATTTAACTCAGGCACGAACTTAGCATACTTCATATACACTGTTATATCACTTAGTATTTTGTTCGATAACTCCATCTTTCTTTTCTTTTTCTAATTCTTCAGCTTTAATTTTTAACTCTTCAATTGCTTCCTTATAACCAGGCATTAATTTTACAGCTTCTAAAGTACCCATAGTTGTAGTACTAAGTATATTAAGTTCATTAATCATTTGTTGTATTACTCTAGTTAATGATGCAATTTTGTTTTGCATTTCTAGTAATTTACTTTCTTTCATTATGTTATTTTTGGTACTCCATATTTATCTGAGTATTTTATTAAGTCTTTGTATTTTAAATATCCTTTAGATTCAAAGCTCCAGTCTATATACTTTTGCAGTTGACGTTCAGCATATTTTCTTCTTGCTAAATCTTTCTGCTCGAAAGAATTAAGCTCACGGTTTCTTCGCATTCCTTTTGATTTTGAGGTTTGTATAACGTAATGTTCGGTAAGTGTTTATGTACATAAGCTTTAAATAACTTCCAACGTATGGGAAAAGATTCATTAGCACGTCCTTTACATTCAATAATAAAATTATCTCCCACAAAATCTGGAGTATACTTAATGTTAAGTATTTTTTTATTACCTCTATTACGGTATTCACCTTTGCCATTACCTTGCCGTTCATAAGCTTCTTGTTCAAAGTTAAAAGAAGGGACAAGCTCGTAAGTTTGCCCCTCATAATGTGCCTTTATCTTAGCTTTTTTCAAAGCTATGTACATGTGTTTTTCTAAACCTGAGGCAAATTGTATGCCATCATGTTTAACTTTTTTAGATCTTACCGGACCTTTCTTGCGGCTAAATCGGCGCGACATGATCTGTCCAATCTAATTGCGCTGATGAAGCATCTGAAGGATGCGGTGGTCTAAAGCTTGCTTTATTAGCTTCTTCCATAGCTATTTTAGCATCAAGATCTTTTTTCATAGCAGCATGTGATTCTTTTGCAGCTTGAATATAAAGAACAGCATCCATAAGCTCTTCTTGAACATCATTAAGATAACCAGCTAGATCTTTATGTCCACCAGTTCTTTCTTCGTGTAATGTTCTACCGTACTTAGCATAGCCAACATCTGATCTTGTAACGAACTTGTCGCAGACTCTTTCTACAACAGGATCTCTGAATATTATAGTCTTACTTTTCATCTTTAACAAATGTTCCGTTAACCATTTTACCAGTTCTCTTTGAGATAACTTTGTATGCGGCGTCTATACACTCTTCAATTGTTGTACCACCAAGATGAGCCATGTTGGTTAATACTACAACCATATCGCCTATAGCATCTACAAACTCATGTTGATCATCTTTTAGTACAGCTCTACCTAGTTCACCAGCTTCTTCCATTAGCTTACAGAACTGAGTTTTCTTATCGCCTTTAGTATAAAGACCTCTTTCACCAGCCCAGTCTCTTATAAGCTGAAACCTATTATCAGTCTTCATATAGGTTAAGCTACCGTTGCCATTAGCTCTAGTCGTGAGCGTATCTAAATAAGCTTGGTAAGCATCTTTACCAAATGGAAATCTTTCAGCTTCTGTAGCGTGATCATGAACTTGAAAGTATTTAGCAAATGCTTTATTGTATATGTAAGATCTTTCTGTAGTGTACATGGATGTCTTAACATTACCCATTATCCAAGCAATTGTTTCCATGTTGATTTCAAATTCACCATGAAGTGTTTCCCATGTTTTACCCATCATATCCATTAGTCTTCCTTTTAATTTAGATACTGGTACTGGAAATGTGCTTGTCTGCTCTGTTGCGTTTATATACATTTTATTTTGGTT